CCGGTGTATACAAAGAATATATTTCCGTTTAATCAAACAGTTTTACATGGATAAACCTTAAATTTCTCTAAGGTCTCTTTTGAAATTCCATATCTCCCTCACCAATTTAAATCAATATCGTCTCATTCACGAATTTCTACTTGAATTCTAGATGTTTCTGACTTTTCGATTTTAGTTCCAGAATATTTCAATTTTGCTTTATTTACAGGAATATCAGGACGATTAATCAGTTTAAAGTCGTTCGCGATTATCTGCAACGCCATGTAGTAGGAGGTGTTAAATATGATTTGTACATAGGAGAAACAATCTATAAAAGATGAATCTCCAAAGTCATGCATAATTAATCGTCCTGACTTATTCCTATAAAAAGATACAGTTGGATGTTTATCGCTACGTATCTTTGAGCAAAACAAGCCCTTTTGAACTTTTATTCCATAATGTTCAAATATTTCTTCTTCTGAAATTTTAGAAAGAATAAATTCTTTTGCTAAATTGATAGTACTTGTTAGATCGTAAGATACGTCTGACATAAATTATTAGAATGGAAGATCTGAACTATCTTCTGCAGCGGTATCTATACCGAGAGCATCTGCAAGTCCCTCAACACTGCCAGTTGTTGTTTGTGCCATATTAGTCGGTTGAGCGTTCTTTGCAGCATCAATCTTCTTTTGTTCAGACTGATTCATTACAAGATCGTGTCCAATAAAGCGTGTTGCTATACTAAGAGCACCATTACGAGAAATCTTGGCAGGAAATCCAGGAATTGCAGCAAATCCATTAGACTGCGGTACTAGCTTTACTTCTACTTCTGTTCCAGAATAAGGCTTAGTAAGAATTCCAACAAGTTTTACAAGTTGTGTAAAATCAAGACTCTTAAGATTTACCTTTTTGCCATTAACAACAACGTTATTATTATCAATAGCTTCTCCAATTTCTGGAGAAAGAGCATCACAAATTTGACGAACCGCTACCATGAAGTGTTCAACCTGAGAAGGATTCTCTCCAAATGTACCAGAAGATCTTTCAGCAGAAGTCGGTTCGAAGAAATTATGAGTAAATTCGCCATAACCATCGATATCAAGAGTAAGCTTCATAGTCTTATAATCCTGGTTCTTATTCTGTGAATGAACATCACCGAGTTCTACACCAATGAACTTAGCGTTATGAATTCCAGCTTGAAGGAACCTTCCACTCTCTTTAACGCCAGTGGTAGCGCTTAAATCAAACATTCCCATATTTTAAAAACATTAAAACAATTTAATTAAAAAGGAAGATCATTACAATCATCTCCGAGCATTTCTGCCATCTCTTCGCTTACGTTATCATTAGTGTTGATTTCTTGCATTTGCTCTTTCTCATCACTAAATATGTCAGTATTTGTAATATCTTCATCTTCTACAGGGGTAAGTACAAACACGTTGTCTTTTATTTCCCCGCTTCTATCAACAAATTCAGAAAATGTAAACAGAGATCCAAACTTTAATAAACTAGATCTTTGTTGACCTTTAAATGAAATTGTACCCTTTTTAGTAAGCTTATTACCGTCTTGTCCTTCTGTAAAAACATCAGATTTACTTATAATAGGATAAGTTGTTTCGTTGTTTACAGTCCAGTAATTTACAGAAATTCTATCACCGGCTACAGCACCTAATTTATTAATAGCGTTTGAAGTGAGAATTAATTTATTTTCGTCTACTTCCATATCGTATGTTTTTGTGCTGGCCTTTGTTATAGAATCAGATTTAGTAACCTTAAGATTACTTACTTTTTGAGTATTTTCATCAAAATCAAATGAAATTTTAAGCATCGTATTCAGCTATTTTTTCAAGAACATATTCCATGTCATTTGGAATATAATCCTCTTCAAAGCATCCCATTGGACTTTTTGCTGTTGTAGTACCATCAGAGTGTGTTTGAAATACATATTCTGGTTTATCATCCTCTCCTCTACGGATATCAGTAAATAACACGTAAGTAAATAATCCCTCTACAGTAATACTATTATCTAACATTTTACCAAGAGTTTTTATCTTATATTGAGGATCATCTGCTGTACCTATATTTTCACTATGACAAGTCATGATAACATTTAAATCATCTCTCATCATAATTCCGGCCTTCAAAACACCATAAAACTTTTGAGCAATATCTGTAAACTTTTGAAAACCTTTTTCTCCGGCTCTATCCATATACTCAAAACTCATTAAATATTGACCATCATCAATTACAACGTTCTTGATTTCAGGGCGCTTTGTATTAATATAATTTAGTATTTGTCCAATGGTTTGAACATTACTAGTATTTATATAATTTCCGTTAGGATTTTCTTTATTTCAAACAGTATATTTACTACGCCATCCTTTAAAAGTAAGTGGTTTAGATGCAACATTTATGATAAATGTTTGTGCAGGATCTAAATTTCTTAAAGAAGTAGATTTTCCTGATCCACTTTGACCAGCAACTGCAATTAAATTTGCCATTAAAAACTAAAAGTTATAGGTTGTTTAATCTCTCCAGTTGTTTTATCTACTGAAGATTCATCTTCTTTTTCTTCACAATGTTTACACGGTATGTTATTACGTTCTTCTACGAATTGTGTAAAATCCATATTTTTATCTGGATCAGGTAGTTCTTTAAATCAACCAACACTTCCCCAGAAACCAGAACATATAACTCTATTTGCTATACCATAGCGATTCTTACTAACTATTGTA